ATATGCTAATGACTTAATCCGATGGGTTACGGTTAAACGCCATGGATATTGCATAGATGAACTTGTTTGCCTTGTTCTGGGGGATATGATAAGCGGGGACATACACGATGACCTTCTTAAAACTAACGCATGGCCTTCGCCCGTGCAATCCGTAGAAGCAGGAAAATTATTAGCTGAACAAATAATGTTAGTCGCTAAACACTTTCCTAAAGTAAGGGTTGAGTTTATTTCCGAAGATAACCATGCCCGCCTTACCAAAAAACCTCAAGCGAAGGAAGCGGGGCTAAACTCCCTTAACTATGTCGTGGGTGAAGTGACAAAAGCCTATTTAAGAGACCAGAATAATATCGAGTTTAACCTATACCCCATGTACGAAAAGGTCATATCCGTTAGGGGTAGGCAATATCTTATTTCCCATGGACATAGTGTTCGGGGCTGGATGGGCGTACCGATGTATGGTATTGAGCGTAAAGTGGGTAAAGAATCAATAAAACGTCTTGCGGTTATTATGGAAGATATAGGCAAGATGAAAAAGATAGGGTTCCATAAATATGTATTCGGTCACTGGCATATGCCCTTTCAGATGCCCCACTATCTATGCGGCGGTAGTGTATCGGGTACAGATGCAAACGACCATAAAAACGGGAGATACTCGATTCCCTCACAAAAGGCGTGGGCTGTTCACCCCAAGCGGGGCGAATTTGACTGGACGGATTTTAGGTTATGAAGAAGATACTCTGTTATGTAGACTGGGAAGATGCCTGCACGTTCCCCAATACCACACGGGAAAATACGCTTAAAGAAAATACGCTTGTTCGCACCTTTGGGGTATTAGAGCATAAGGACAGGCGGTATCACATCGTAATGACGCATGACGGCGGGGATGACGACTGCTGTGACAGGATGAGAATACCGTCATCTTTGGTAAGAAAAATTACGAAACTCAGGGAGGCGTAATTGCGTATCGTATATGACCTTGATGGTGTGTTGAGGGATCTAAACGCATACCTGGAGACGCTTGGCGTCCCCTACCCCCAGGAGTGGGACTGGACGCATGAGGGCAAAAACATCTTCCAAATAATAAAGGAGGACGGCTATAAGGCTCTCACGGGGGCCCCCGAAACCGAATACTGCCCTGTTGTGCGGACATATGCTGATGAGATAGAGCTATGGACGTGCCAGCCCCCGGCGTGGAGAGAGTTGACGTATAGGTGGATCGCCGATCACCTGGGCCGGTGCAAGGTGCGATTTCTCACGACCGAGGAAAAGAAGGAGCGGCTTGACTTCCTTATAGATACCTTGCTTGTAGAGGACAGCCCCAACTTCAAGGACTATCACAGGATCGTCCTAATAGACAGGCCCTACAATAGACATATAGAAACCGAGCACCGGATAAAAACCCCACAGGAGCTAAAGGAATTATGCCTGCTAAGAAGAAGCGAGCAACAGTTAAAAGCCTGAACGAACTGCTTACCCTGTACGATAAGGAGGTGCGGCGGTTTTTGCGCAGACACCCCACGAGTTATAGCGTAACCATACACCTATCACCGTCATTCCTAAAGACCTGCCGGACGCGCATAGTCGAAGGTCACAAGAAGTACGGAAGCGACTGGAAGGATAAAGACAATATTAAGGAAAGAGACGCAGAGGTATTTGACCACTTTAATTACACGATCCTCGATAAGTGCCAACACCGCCACAGCAAAAACCACTAATTGTCATACACGTTTCCTATTGACATACCCCCCGGTTTTCTTTAAAATTTAATCATGCAAGATAAAAAGATCTACCGTTCATCTGTCCGCCTGGGAGGCCGGGCTATGAAGATACGGGCGAAAATGATAGCGGATCTCTCCAAGTTAAAGGGCCGGACAGTTAAATACGCCGAGGCCGTTGATGCGCTCTACGATCACCTCGGAGAACCGAGCCACTATAGTGCGTGCATCAAAAAACTCGCTGAAAAAATAAAATAGCTTGACAATCATTGTAAGTTATGGTATCCTTTTTTCTGCCAATCAAAGACAGAAGAGGGGGATTATATGGGAAGAAAGCGAAAAGGGGTCGTGGTATCATGTCCGCAGTGTGGTAAGCAGAAACACATACCTCCATCATGGATAGGTAAACGTGGCAAATTTTGTTCTCGGCAATGTTATTTTAAATTTATACAGGACGCTAAAAACGGGCATTTGAAACACAAGCTAAAGTAGCCCACAATGACGTGGGCTATATTTTTCCCTACAATGGTGTGGGGTGGGGAAAAGGGGGGTGAGGACAATGGAGTTGTCCCGATATGATTTAACCATCGCAAAGGACAACCGAGTCAATAAGAGCGTGCCGATGAGTCGCGAGTTGTCACAAAAGATCAATGAGGCGTTGCGACTGATGCCGAATACCGACTTCTCAAAAGCCACGCGGGAGATGTGGGTGCGGTTAATCCTGGAGATGCGAGACGGTGGGTATTTCAAAGAGTTGCCGGAGACAACCCAGATACAGAAAATAACCGAGGGGTATTATCGCGATCAGAACCCCTTTATCAAAAAAGTAACTTACTAACATTTTTCCTCTTGACACAGGGGCGAATGTAGTATATACTTGAGTTGTCCACAGGTTATTTGAAAATTGATGTAAGTTAAGGTGCAATGGGCTGTTAGCCCAAAAAAATTTCGTGAGTGTAGTTAACATAAGATATAGAGTAGCAAGCACTTACGAAAAATAGCGTAAACGGTCAGCAACGCTTACATATGCACCAAACACAGCACCTTAACTTATCTGTATCGGGTAAGCAAAAGGTGCTTTTTTATTACGCGACAGCATCTTTAAAAAAAATCAGTAACGATTACAGACGGAGTGAGTATGAACACAACGGCAGACTGTAGTAAATCATGGGAATTTTTTATGTCTAAAATCGCCCGTAGGTCAAAAGGACGAGCGTCCCATGCGCCGTCCCGGTCTGCCGACTCCTACGGGCATTTTATTTTAAGGAGGGCGTGATGTGCATCGGTAAGGGCATGATAGTAACGAGAGTTCATGGCGAACCATTGTTCCGTATGGACTCTAACGACCACGCACCGATTGTGGAGAAGTTTAATTTACGAGACACAAAACTTGTTGACCGTGACTGGGTACGAATAGAGCTATTACCCTGCGGCGACCTCTTCTCCACAAAAGAGGCGGACTGGGAATATAGGGTAGACGAAGAAGGCACACTGCCCGCATGGTACGAGGAAACCGCCGAGGCATGGATAGACCGCTGTTTGCGGACTCTATTTACGAAAATTATCCCCGCGTGGAAGAAAGACGGTGTCGGTGGCGACCTCTATTTGCGGGATACGCAGATAAAGTCGCTACCAGACAACCTCAAAGTCGGCGGCTGGCTCTATTTGTGGGATACGCAGATAAAGTCGCTACCAGATAATCTCAAAGTCGGTGGCTGGCTCTATTTGCGGGATACGCAGATAAAGTCGCTACCGAAAAACCTCAAAGTCGGCGGCTGGCTCGATTTGCAGGGTACGCAGATAAAAGAAGATGAAGTTCCAAGACACCTAAAAGCTAAATGTTTATTTTAAGGAGGGGTCACAATGATACCTGAATGGCAAAAGGACGACATAGCAAAATTGTTGCAGGAGATTGATAGCGACATCACGAAGGAACGCAGGAAGATTTTAGCAGCAAAGTGTGAGAGGGAATTTCGCGCGTCGGTGATGCAATTTCACGCGCACCTGAAACTCGCCGACAAACACCACAAGCGTGCGCTGACATGGTATCGCCGCTATGTAATAATTACAGGAAAGGCGGTGCAACTATGAAACCGAATAACATAGTTGCCGATTACAAGGTTGTCACTACTACCTGCCAGATATGCCGTGGCATGGGCCGCATATTGTTTGAGAATAAAGATGATTTACGGAAATACCTTAATGTTATAGATGTTTCCTTTTCTTTCGGTGAACTCCGGGGCATTTATAAGGCTTATCTACAAAGGGGCGACATCGATTGCGATGTGTGTAACGGTGAAGGTACTATCGAGGAATGGATATAAGATGAATCATAAACTCTGCGAATACATGAAGAAACGGGGCAAATGGACGCCTCGGCTATGCACTATCTGTAAGGATTACAGGCGGTGCGCCGAGTACGCGTCACCCAAACTTCAGGAGGCCCAAAATGGGAAACGGAAATAAGGAAGTAGTAAAGGTTGAGCAGCAGTCAGGTGTACCGTCGGAAATGATACAGCTGGCAATATCTAAGGGGGCGGATCTCGACAAGTTAGAGAAGCTCCTTACGTTGCAAGAGAGATACGAGGCGAACCAGGCAAAGAAAGCGTATCACGAAGCAATGGCGGCCTTCAAAGCAAACCCGCCGAAGATCGACAAAGACCAAACCGTTAAATACAAGGACGTGAAATATAACCATGCCTCCCTGTATAACGTGACGGAGAAAATTAACGCGGCCTTGTCAAAGCACGGCCTTTCCGCCTCATGGAAAACGCAGCAGAATGGGGCGATCATCGTTACCTGTAAGATTACCCACGTCAAGGGGCATAGCGAGGAAACAACTCTCTCGGCCCCGGCCGATAACTCCGGCTCAAAAAACGCGATACAGGCTATCGGCTCCACGATTACATACCTACAGAGATACTCCCTTCTTTCGCTTACGGGTCTTGCCACAGTCGAGCAGGATGATGACGGGCGCGCGGCGGGTGGTAATGGAGCGGAACATATTAGCGACGAAGAAGCGCATCGGCTCGTGGATATGCTCATTGACAAGAACATAGACCCCGCCAAATTCTGCAAGGCGTTCAATATAAATGATGTTAGGGAACTCCCGAAGGTCAAGCTCGAACACGCCCACGCCGCTATCAAGAAGGCGAAAGGGGGCAAGAAATGATTATCGAGAGAATGGAACAGGGGACTCCCGAATGGATGCAGGCAAGGGCTGGAGTTCCCACATCGAGCAACTTCGATAAAATTATCACGACACAGGGAAAGCCGTCAAAGCAGCGGGAGAAGTATATGTACCAACTCGCCGCCGAGAGGGTTACGGGGGTGAAGGACGATACCTACAAAAACGGCCTCATGGAGCGCGGCAACATCATGGAAGCCGAGGCAAGGGCGATGTACGAGCTTCTTACTGGCAACACCGTAGAGCAGGTCGGGATATGCTACCCCGATGAAAAGAAGCTCTGCGGCTGCTCCCCGGACGGCCTTGTGGGCAAGGATGGGCTCTTGGAAATCAAGTGTCCCTCAGCCCCCGTACACGTCAGCTATCTACTCACAGGCGAATTGCCGAAGGATTACTTCCAGCAGGTACACGGTCAGCTTCTTGTTACGGGCCGGAAATGGGTAGATTTCTTCTCATTTTACCCCGGCCTCAAGCCATTACTGTTAAGAGTGACGCCGGACAAGCTGTTCATCGAATTACTCAGGGCGGAATTAACTACCTTTTGCGAGGAGCTTAATGAGGTAACGGAAAGGATAAGGAGTGTATAATGGAAAATCAGCTACAGGTAATTGTTAAAGAAAGCGGCCTTGAACCATCAAAAGCTCAGTTTATATTAGAGCAATTTCAGGACTATTTTGCCATTGCCGCTGAATGGGAACAACGGGCCAAGACAATAAAAGTTATAGATGAAAAGCAAAAAGCAGAAATGGAAATGGCGCGAACGGGTCGCCTCTTTTTGCGTGAGAAACGCATTGCCGTTGAAAAGGCCCGGAAGCAACTCAAAGAACAAGCATTGCGAGAGGGTAAGGCTATTGATGGGATAGCCAATGTCTTGAAGGCCCTTATTGTCCCAATAGAAGAATATCTGGACAAACAGGAGCACTTTGTCGAAATTCGGGCAGAACAAAAGCGAGAAGCTATACGTCTTGAGATGGAGAAGCGCATAGAAGAAGAACGTATAGCCAAGGAGAAGGCCGAGGCTGAAGAACGAGAGCGTATACGCATAGAGAATGAACGGTTAAAGAAAGAAGCCGAGGAAAGAGAGCGCAAGGCGGCTAAAGAACGAAAAAAACAAGAAGAGGCCCTTGCTAAGGAGAGAGCCAAACGCGAGGCGGAACGTAAGGCCGCCGACGAAAGGGCCCGCAAAGAACGAGAAAAGGCGATTGCAGAGCGCAAGGTAGCAGAAGAAAAGGCTCGCAAGGAGCGCGAAAAACTTGAAGCAGAGAAACGGGCCGCAGAGGAAAAAGCTAAAAAAGAAAAAGAAACGGCCCGCGCAAAAGCAGAGGCAGAGCGCAAGGAGCGCGAGAGAATAGAGCGAAAATTAAAAAACCAAATAACCTGTCCGAATTGTGGGCATAAATTTCAAAGGAGTAACGCATGACCTACAAAAACATATGCACAAAACGGGAGTGGACAACAAGAGACGGTGAGAAGAAGGTTAAATGGCTCACCGTCGGGACACTCAAGATTACCGATGAGGGCAAGCAGTTTATTCAACTCAATATGTTCCCCGATACAACCTTCTATGTGTTTGACCAGAAGGAGAAGGACGAGGGCCTTCTATAATGCCAAAAGTCCAGGGGCGCGTCATAGCTAATAAGATAGAGGGTGGCCAGAAGTTCACCACGATCCAAATGAACCGCAAGGTTCCCGCTACCGGCGAACACGTTATCGTAAAGTGGGGATCGCAGCGCACCCTGTCGCAAAACTCTCTGTATTGGGTGTACCTGTCCTGGCTTATCAATGACGCCGGGCTCAGGGATCAGGGGCATTTTTCGCCGGATGCCCTGCACCTTGATCTCAAAACCCACCTGCTGTCCGAAAAAATCTTTGACAAGGGGAAATTCAGGGCCATCGAAGAAGCCTCGACCGTAACCCTTACCAAGTCCGAGTTCGGCGAGTATGTCATGAAGGTCGATGATTTTGTGAGGGAGTTTTTCGGGATAGACACGTCGCCATTTTGGGAAATGTATGTAAAGGATTGGAAGTTATAGGAGGACATTATGCAACCGACATCTTTACAGGCATACGACGAAGTAAAAAGGACGTTAGGGCGCAGACAACGAATAGTGCTTGAAAAATTAGACTACAACCCTACCGCCATGACGAACTCAGAATTAGCCTATGCTTTGGGAAAGACCATAAATACCATTACCCCCCGTATCTTTGAGTTGCGAAAAAAGGGGCTCGTGATGGAACATGAAAAGCGCAAGTGTACCATTACCGGCCGGACGGCCATAGCATGGCGGGTCAAGAATGTCAACGAAATTAAAGAGCGTCAACAGGAGATGTTTGCGTAATGGCAGAAGGACGAATGCTTAAAAAACGATTATCCCGCAGCCGGAAACTTGCGGCGCTACCTAACGATTCATCCCGATTTCTCTATTGCATGATAATGCCCCACCTTGACGCCGAGGGCAGATATGACGCGGATCCGGTTATCATTAAGGGCCACATATTGCCCTACATCGAAGATTGGACGTTTGAGAAGATAGGACGAGAACTCAAAAGCCTTGCCGCACAAGAACTTATCACACTGTATGAAATTGATGGGGAACAGTATTTACAGTATATGCGTTTCCACGATTTTAACCGCATTGACCCCAAAAAAGAGGCGAAATCCTCTATTCCCGCCCCTAATCCAGAGCAACGCCAGAGTAGCGCCGGAGTTACGCCGGGTAAAGTAAAGGGAAGTATAAGTAAAAGTAAAAGTAAAGAGAAAGATAATATCTATGTCAACCTTGAAAGGTTGACCGTTGATAGTTGGAACTCTCTTTGTGAGAAATACCCCATACTGTCTAAGGTGATTAATGTATCAGATAAAAGACGCTCTCACCTTAAACGCCGCTTTGAAAGCGCGCACTTCAGGGACCACATAGCCGAAGCAATAGGCAAAATAGGGGAGAGTAAATTTCTGCGGGGCGAAAACGACCGGGAATGGCGGGCCAGCTTTGATTGGCTCATCAGCAATGATAATAACTATGTAAAGATATTAGAGGGCCGCTACAAGGACAAACCGAAATCGCTTTTAGACCAATACAAGGAGAAAAAATAATGCTACCCGATGTGAAAAATCTATCAAAAGAGGACATGGCACTTGGTAAAAAGCTCTTATTGCGCTTTCGGGCGGGCCAGATTAGCGTGGATGAGTTTGAGAAAGAGACCGCCTATTTCGCCATGCAATGCGGATTCAATGAGTTGCGCTATAAACCGTCACCATCACGACCCGTAAAGTTGATGGAGTATGACCGACTCGACAGGGATGAGAAGCGGCAGATGCCGGATAGGTTCTGGCAAGACCCCAATATCATAAATTATTTCAAGCAGAAAAGCTATGCGCAAGGCGAAAACGCCGGTATCCAGTGGTGGCTTACCGAATTAAAAACACGCTTTGAAAAATATGGTGATGCTGTAAACGCTGAGCGGTGCGGCGACCGAATGGGGGGGTTTTGATGAAACTAACGGATAACTGGATAAAGAAGTGGGAGCCATGCACAGAAGGCATCAAGTGGTTAGAACAGAAGGAGGCGGAAAGTGGAAATTATTGGAGGAGCCATGCGAATAGACCTGCTTAAACTATTACTTATTACAGTCGTAGCTTGTATATTGGTGTACTTCCTCGGCTTTTCATACAACGCCGATGATGTACGACCACATATTAAGAGAAGGGGGGCTGAAATGAAAAGATATACTCAAAAAGAGTTTGACGCTATTGAAAGAGACAAATGCGGAATAAAGCACTGTCCCGTGGGAGACTATACAGAAGTAAAGCACGTTGGCGAGTGGTGTTCCTTTGGCGAGCGCTGTTCCTTTGGCGAGCGCTGTTCCTTTGGCGAGTGGTGTTCCTTTGGCGAGTGGTGTTCCTTTGGCGAGTGGTGTTCCTTTGGCGAGTGGTGTTCCTTTGGCAAGTGGTGTTCCTTTGGCAAGCGCTGTTCCTTTGGCGAGCGCTGTTCCTTTGGCAAGCGCTGTTCCTTTGGCAAGCGCTGTTCCTTTGGCGAGGGGTGTTCCTTTGGCGAGCGCTGTTCCTTTGGCAAGCGCTGTTCCTTTGGCGAGTGGTGTTCCTTTGGCGAGTGGTGTTCCTTTGGCGAGGGGTGTAAATACCTTGATTTTATCTTTACTCGTATCACCTGCATCTATGGTTTATATACATACCCAATAATCATCTACCACAACAAGGAGGAGTATATGCTCTCTATCGGTTGTGAGAACTTTAAAACCCTAAAAGAAGCTGTTAAGTATGCTCGGTGTAAAAATATGTACTCTAAACCTACTCACGATGTATTAAAAATTATACTGGGGCTGAAATGAAAGTACAGTTTAACCGCCATTTTAAAAAATACAAGAAATACCGCAACAAGACCTGTCATTGCCGCCAGGGTCATTTACACGACAGCATAAAAGAGGCGAACTACTGCAACGAGCTTGAATTGATGAAGAAGGCCGGGGAGATAGAAGAATACAAGAGCCAAGTCAAATTCGACCTGAGAGTAAACGACCAGAAGGTATGCGCTATGATAGTCGATTTCTTGGTAACGACAGCCGCAGGGGACAAGGAGGTTCACGAGGTGAAGTCTAAAATCACAATGACCTCGACATGGAACGTGAAGCGTAAGCTGTTCGAGGCGTTGCACGAAGATATAAACTATGTGGTGATAAGATGATCTCCCCTAAGCCCATATCAGCCGGACAAGTACAAAAGTCTCTGAAGACACGGAGAAGGACTTTCGGGGCCGAGATAATGGGTGCGTCAAGGGCGGTACGGCGGTTCGATGTCAATAAGATAGAGCGCAGGCTATCGAGGAAGATGATCGAAATTCAACTGGGGGTGAGTAATGATTAATATTGGTAGGAGCAATGGCGTCAATAGGAGCAATGGCGTCAATTGGAGCAATGGCGTCAATTGGAGC